GATGGTTGTCCGTACCTACACGCTACGGGTCGAACTGGGTTAAACAATAACTCGAGGAAGCGTAACCAATCGTGACAGCTCGGAAAGACGAGCAACATAGTCAAGTGGCGAAAGGTTAGGGGAATCCCTGACGTGGTAGACGCTTAGTCCTGTGATGGTGTATGGTCGAAAGAGCTTACCTAGGACGAATGCCGTAATCTACAGTAATCCGGCGCTACAGGTTCAAATCCTGTCTTGACTACACATGCTGATTAGTCATCAGCTAGCCTACTTACCCCAGGCGAATGAAGTGGATGACCACCACAGGGGACTTTGGAAGATTGGCAGAGTGGTCGATCGCGGCAGTCTTGAAAACCGTTGTACCGCAAGGTACCGTAGGTTCGAATCCTACATCTTCCGCACCTTAATACCAATTCGGGTTCGTGAACAAAGGAGGCCTGTTCTTCTCGTGCAAGAAAGAAATCACGTTAAATCTCCTCATGCTAGGTGGAGGTGGTGACCTAGCAACATTACCCTCTCGTCTAACGGCAGGACAACTGGTTTTGGTCCAGTTAATGGTAGTTCGAATCTATCGGGGGTAGCGCCGCTGAAGACAGTAATGCTCGGTTCATCTATCGGTTAGGATGCCAGGTTTTCATCCTGGAAAGAGGGGTTCGATTCCCCTACCGAGTACAAATTAGAAGTTCCTTGACTTAACAAGAAAGGAAAAAAATTATGAATGAAATTATTTTAGCTTATGGTTTGGGGATTGTAAGTGTTGGTTTAATTTTACTAACACGTGTAGTTCTCAAGGCAGACAAAAAAGTTAGCGAACAGGAGAGATGGAAATTAGATTTTCAACATGAGTATCAGCAAAACCTTAGCAGTGTTTATCGGCACATAGCGGATGTTGAGCGTCAGTTTGAAAGTGCTAACCATAGGAACTTTGAAAATGTTCACAGAAAAATTGATTCTAGAATTGATAAACTAGAATTTAAAATTACAGACCAGTTAAACTATATCAAAAGTAAAACTAGTCAAGCCTATTAATTAAATGCAAACCCGTCTTGGGACTTCTAATTTTCGGATCCTTAGCTCAGTTGGTCAGAGCAGGTCACTCATAATGACAAGGTCGTAGGTTCAAGCCCTGCAGGATCCACCGCAGTCAGATGCTTATCTCTAAAGGATCTATCATTCAGTTGGTAGGTCCTTTTTTTGTGTCTATTTATAAAATATGGCTACCTATTCGGTAAACGTTACAGCTTCCTACGTTGCATTCCCTGCAAATATTTCAGCATCTGAGGTGACAGTTTTTGCTGTTACTAATTCTCTAGTAGGCGATTCTTATTTTGGGTTAGAGACTATTTCTCCTTATACCTGGTTTTACTCAGGATCTATCCCTTCTATCTCAGGTTCATTTACGTATGATTCAGGTATTGCTAACCTAGTTAAAGATGATTATAAAATGTCTGCAGTTGTTCGACCAGGTGGAGGGACTATAACTTTCACTCCTGCAGTAGCAGTTACAGCAACTACGGTTCGGATGAGGGGAACTTCCTAAGTTCTACTATTTATTATTAACTATGGCACCATCTAAAGGAAAATCAAAATCTGCCGCTGTTATTGTAAAGATTGCAAAGAAGCAGGTTAGACGTAAAGGCATTCATGCTAAGACTAAAATGTCTAAAAATAAAAACTCTAAAAATTACGTAAAGGTCTCGAGAGGTCAGGGTTAATTTGCATTTTTAAGTATTTTTAATTATATTAACTGTTATGAACAGTTCATGGAGAATTATTGCTATTCAGCCCGATAAACATATTGCAGGAGTATTGAGATTGAAAGATAATAAAAAATTCTTTCTCGGTGACGTCACCCCGAATGGTCCTATTAGTCGATTCAACGTTTATCAAGGGTCTATGCAGGTAGAAATTGGAGCAGTTCACGTACATGGTATTAAAGAAATTCAACGGGTAACCCTAAAGTATCTTAACGACCTTTAGTAGGTTTTTCTTTATTTCACCGCTATTTATATAAAAGCGCTTTTTAAGATGAATAAAGAATTTACAAGAATGCAAAAACTCGCCGGTCTTATGACTGAGGGGTTATACACTTCTGATGAGAAGGCTCCTATGGAGGCTATGTCTCATGGTAGGATGACTAAGGAAAAGCTTAAGAATAAGATCAAGGAGATGGTACTTGATGAGGAGACTCCGGGTGAGATGGCTTATGCTGAAGTGGGTAGTTTAGATGAGCTTTCTTATGAAGGTTCTGAAAGAATGGACGGTCTTGCCCCTGTGGGTGCAAAATCAGCTTTGGTAAGGGCTGCTCGTATGATTATTTCTGCTTTAAAAGAAGATGGTTTTGAGGAGGAGGATATTCATGATTACTTAGTAGACTTGGTTACTGTTCTTCCAATGGAAGAAGATCTTTTCGAAGCTAAAAAAGACGAAGCTGATACTGAAGAGGTTATTGTTGCTAAAGATGAAGTTCCTGCAGAGGAAGCTCCTGCTGAGGATGTTACAAACACTGCTGCTGATATTGATGGAGATGGAACTCCTGATATTGATACTGGTTCTCCAGAAGCTAAAAAAACTTTAACAGCGCTTATGGATTCTTTTAATGCAACCAAGGAGTTGGGTGATCCTAAATTGATCCAGATGGCTGCTAATCAGATAACTTATTTTAATAAAAATATTCTATTTAAAGCAGGTCAAACTCAAGCTTAAATAAACTTAAAATGTTAGGAAAGGATGCCTTATGGTGTCCTTTTCTTATTTATAATATATATGGATCCTGAATTAGTGTTTGGTTTATTTGAAGATCCTGATAAACAATCAGAAGGCAAGGCTAAAGAGATTGTTGATTTCTCAGAACATCCTTATGTTTTTATGGGTATGTTTACCCGTATTATACTTAGAGGAGATATCTTAAATGATCAGGTTTTAAAGTTCTTTTCAGAGATTAATAGGGAGCTAGATAGAGAGCAACTACAAGATGTTAATACGAACTTGATATATAGTAGGGCTTATTCGTATATTAAGCAACTAGATCTTTCAAATACCTTTCATATTGAAACTCTACTCGACAGAGCGGATACTAATTTCTTAGCAGCTTGTCGTATGAGTATAGAGCATTTTACCGAACTAGAGGAATATGAAAAGTGTTTATTTATAAAAAAAATTGTAGATTTTATAGAATTTTCTCAAAAGAAGTTGCCCTTGTAGTTTTTCATTCGTATCATCTATACATGGGGTTTGGGGAAAGGGGGAGAGTTAAAAAGGATATAATAGTATGAGATATAGAGATCAAATAATTAACAAGGTAGAGGTACTAGAGAGTAGCTTAAAGACCTTAAGGAGAATTGTACAAAGGGGGGAACCTATCAAGACTTACATGGATGAGTTAGACAAGGCGGAAGAACGTCTTGATGAAATCAAACAGTATGTTAGGATGGAGCCTACAACTTCTAATGAAATAGGTGGCTACTAATTAGAGTTGTCACTATCTTTAGTTTATGAATTTAACAGCAGAACAAATACAAGCCAATTGGGAGGAGTTTTTAGGGTATATCGATAGGTATATTTCATCTCCTAGAAGAGAGGATCTACGTAAGTTTTATGAAGACCGTGTAGATAGATTTATCTTGATGCCGGCTGCTCATACTACTAAGTACCATAATTGCTTTCCTGGAGGTTATATTGAACATGTCAATCGTGTTATTAAAGCTTCCTTGCATTTTGCAAAGCTCTGGGAGAAATTTGGTTGTGACATGTCAACCTTTACAATCGAGGAATTGGTATTTTCAGCTATGAATCACGACTTAGGAAAGGTAGGAGATAGTCAAAACGATCTTTACCTACCTGGTCAGGATGAATGGAGGAAGAAAAACTTGGGAGAAATGTACTCTTACAACAACCAAGTTGCATTTATGACTGTTCCGGACCGTTCATTATTTTTACTTCAGGAAGCTGGTATTAAGTATACCCTAAACGAAATGCTTGCTATCAGAACCCATGACGGTCTTTATGAAGAAGCAAATAAAGCTTATCTAATTTCCAGAATGCCAGAGAGTAGGCCGAAATCTGCAATTGTGTATATACTGCATCAAGCAGACTTAATGGCTTCAGTTGTGGAGATGACAGTTAATCCAGTTGAACAGCCGAAGTCAAAACAATTCGCAATTTCAAAAGAGACTACTCAAAAAAATCCAACAACCCATCAACAAGCAGCTAAAAACAAAGCTCTATCTAACATTCAGAGTGATGGATTAAAAAACGCAATGTCAAATCTTTTTAACGACTAATGGTAGTATCAATCATCCTTCTCGTCATCCTAGTTTGTGTTTTAGGATACACAACTTACAACCTGCTTAAGAAAAACGAAAAGCAGGAAGACATTCTAGCATCATACCTTACCTATATGGATCAATTCTCCAAGATTATTGAACATAGTGATGAGCGATTGAAAAAGATCGACTCTAAAGGTACCTTTCAAAGTGATGACGAGATTGGATGGTTCTTCGAACAAATTAAGGTTATTCAAGAGCGACTAAATAACTTTAAGATACAAAATGACGGAGAAGAAAAATAAAAATTATTTTACTCACGATACTGAACTCGCCATAATCAAATACGTTAATACAGAAGATTATGCAGAGAGGAATAAGATATACAGAGAAGAAATACATTACGCACTTTACAAATTAACACAGAACTTAATACATACGTTTAAGTTTTACTACACTGAAGAAACAAACCTCGAAGATCTTCAACACGAAGTAATTACCTTCTTGCTAACCAAACTTGATCGCTTTGACCCCTCTAATGGAGCCAAGGCGTATTCTTATTTTGGAACAGTTGCTAAAAGATACTTAATTGCTTCTAATCAGAAGAACTATAAGAAAAGGATGGAACTACTATCCCTTGACAGTTTAAATACAGAACAAGAGGATGGTGAAGTTGTCTACGGAGACGTTGTAGATCCTACAGCACCCCGTCCGGATGTAGAGACATACCATCCTGTAGATGAAATATCAGAGTTCTTAGACTTATACGTAGAGTACTGCACAGATAATATCTACGAACTATTTCCTAAAGATGAAGACGCTCAGATTGCTGATGCTATTCTAGAATTATTCAGGAAGAGAGAGTTTATCACTATCTTTAATAAGAAAGCATTATACATATACATCCGAGAGATAGTAGATATTAAAACGCCAAGGATTACGAAAGTAGCTAGTGAATTAGGAGATCTCTACAAGAAACATTATGCCTTCTATTTAGAGAACGGTTACGCAAACTTCTAAACCTTCCTACTTTCTATTTATAAAAAATAGACTACTTATGAGTTTAGATAAACTAATATTTAAAAATAAGAAATTTGCAGACCTTCTAGAGGAGATCTACGACAACCAGAAAAAGAAAGAGAAGCAAATCTCTGCTCTTATTTCTGAGTTACGTCCTCTTATTGAAGATACTGGTGATGCTACCCTAATCGTACCTTTGATCAAAGAGTATTTAGAGATTGGAGTTAAGAATGATGACCAGTTAGTTAAAGTTGCAACAATTATTCAACGTATATTTCAGAATCAAGACTCTGCTACAGATTCATTTGGAATCTCAGATGAAGAAAGAGAACAGTTGTTAAAAGAGATTAACAACATTAAAGATGATAAGTAATGGCTAAGTTCGGCTTTGGTGCTTTAAACGACAATCAAAACGCAGGAAGTACAGGAACTAGTAAAGCTCTTGATGCATTAAAGCTTGCAAGCCTAAATTCAACAGGAAGAGTATTGAGTGTTGTTTTAGATGATACTCATCCGAAATACAAAGAATTAGGAGGAGAGAAAGCAATCGGTGCAGTCGAACTGATCGACCTATCTGGAGGTAGTGCTGACTACTCTACAACAACAGACAACCAAAACTACAGAGTAGCCTACCCTTTACAGCCTGGAATTAAAAATTACCCACTAGTGAACGAAGTTGTCTACTTAGTATCACAGCCAACCAATAAAGTAAATCAGAGAAGTTCCGCAAAAGCACTATACTACATTAGTGTCGTCAACTTATGGAACCATCCACACCATAACGCTATTCCATACTCAGCAGGATCATCCACTGCTGCTAATTCTAAAAACTATCAAGATACAGCTGCTGGAAGTACAAACAAATTGACAGATACTTCTGGAGAGATTAAGTTTGGTAAGTATTTTAAAGAAAGATCCAACATATACCCACTACAGCCCTTTGAAGGAGACTTTATAGTTGAAGGCCGGTGGGGAAATAGTATCCGAATAGGGAGCACAGCACCTGACAGGAACCCTTGGTCGACCGTAGGTACTCAAGGAGATGCTATTACTATTATTAGAAATGGACAAACAGACAGTCCAAAGAAAAATGGTTGGAACTCTACCGTTGAAGATATCAACACAGATGCATCCTCTATTTACCTAACTACTACACAAAAAGTACCGCTAGTAACAAAGACAAACTACTTTAGCTATAAAAATGATGCTCCTACAATGCCAGAGGAGTATACAGGTAAGCAGATAGTACTTAACTCCGGAAGGTTGGTATTTAATACAACCGAAGACCATTTGATGCTTAGCTCTGCTAAGAGTATTAGTCTAAGTTCAGCATCAACAGTAAATATAGATGCGTCCGAAATGACGATACAGACTAGCAAAATATACTTAGGGTCCAAATCAGCAACAGAACCTCTACTGCTAGGAGACACTACGGTAGAGTTATTAAAGAGTATGATCGACATACTTAAAGAATTAATTATCGCATCACAGACAGCAGCGAACTCTGGCGGACCTATTCCGAGCTTAAATCGAAAAGCTCCTGAGTTGTTGAAGAAGATACTCACACTAAACCCAGACCTACTCAAGTCTAATTCTAACTTTACAGTATAATGACACCAGAAGAATTAGAAAAACAAAGACAGGAAGAAGCAGCTAAGAGAGATGCTTTTAAGAAAAAAGTAAAGCTCCAAAGGGCTTTAACTGCTGCAACAGTTGTTACGGCAGCAACTCAACTATCACCCTTAGATAGGATAAACCAAACAGTAAATACTAAAATTGAAGACTTAAAAGACAAAGCAACTAATACGTTACTGTCTCTAGCATCTCAATTAGGAATCGAAGGAATAGATACCGCTAACCCAACACTGCCTAACTTGTGTCCATCTGAAGATATCCTTAACAGTGCATTGCAAGTACGTAATGCGTTAGGTGTCGATGTAGAGAACACCTCTAAGTATATTAACATAGTAGACACCTCTCTACAACTATTAACTCCCGTTATAAATGGAACAGTTACATCTTTAGATGCACTCAACGTATTAAAGACTGCTACCTCTTTAGCCACCAAAGTAGTTCCTGTAGTCCCTGGAGCAGTTACAGCACTTTTGAGTGATCTTGACGACATAAGAACCCTGATTACATTTAAAAGCGATGGAACCCCTAAGTTACCGCAATTACAAAGAGCACTAACAATAGGAGCAGACTATATAAGTAATGCTGCTAAAGTATTGCAGACGGTTATAACCTTCTTAGAGGTTGTTGATCTAGTATTAGAAAAGTGCGGTAAAAAACCCAACGGGTTAGGTGTAGATGCTACTAAGTTGTTAGACACTATAAAATTAGCAAGTACTTCGCTTATTGATGAAGTGTATAAAGGCTTTACTTTTGCAATCGTAGAGAAACAATTCAGCTCAACACTTAAGCAAAAAATAGGACAAGCCAAAAACAGCCAAGGTATCGTTTTACTACAGACAGAGCCCTCCTTCACTACAGACCCCCAAGTCCTTATCGAAGAGTTGAAACTCATCATAGATAGAGATAATTTAAAAGCTAATTAAGAAATATTTATAAAAGATGGATACTAGAATATTCAAAAAACTTATTAAAGAAGCTGTGAAGGAAGCTATACAGGAAGAATTAAAAGACATTCTTCTAGAAGCAGTACGTGCACCTAAAGCAACCATTCAGGAGAATTACACGCCTACAGTATTACCAGGAACACCAATCCCCAACGTAAGAGATAAATACAGAGAACTACTTTCAGATATGATGGATAGTAGAAACGGAAACCTCTCTATGAGAGCAAATGAAGCTCTTGGTTTCGGCCAACAGGCCGGATACAGACCCTCTCCCGCTACTAACACAGCCACAGAAGGCTCATCACTACCTGCTGGTGAAGTTAACCTTGACCAGATTATGGGCCTTATTAATAAAAAATAATGGCATTCGGTGCAAAGAAAATATTCCCAATTGATAAAAAACCCTCAGTTGCTGTAGGAGTCGGAATACCCTTTGCTGCACCCGGAGTCTTTACTTCGACCTATACAACACAGCAAGCTATAAAGACTAACTTAATCAATTTCTTCTTAACCGGAACCGGACAGCGGTATTTGAATCCAACATTTGGAGCAGGGCTACAAGTTTACATTTTTGAGCAAATAAATTCAAACACAGATGTAGCTTTAGAGGAAGATATACAGAGTATCATAAGTGAGTATTTTCCAAGTGTTATCGTTGAAAATTTGACAGTGACTGGAAATCCAGATACAAACCAAATCACAGTTGCATTAAAGTATTCAATTAAGGATACAGGAGTAACAGACAACCTAGAAATATCATTTAACTAAGATGGCAGTAAAAAGAGACATAAAATATTTGAATAAGGATTTTAGTGTATTAAGAGCTTCTCTAATAGACTACGCTAAAACCTATTTCCCTACAACGTATAACGACTTTAGTCCATCATCTCCTGGGATGATGTTTATGGAGATGGCAGCCTACGTAGGGGACGTTATGTCTTTTTACTTAGATAACCAAATACAAGAAACCTACATACAGTACGCTCGTCAAACAGACAACCTATTTGAACTAGCATATATGTTTGGGTACAAACCAAACGTAACCGGAGTCGCCACAACTACCATTGACTTCTACCAACAGATACCTTCAAAACTATCCGCATCAGCCTACATACCTGATTTTGACTATGCATTACTTATAGGAAACAACGCAGTGGTTTCTTCAACATCAAATAACGAAGTTAAATTCTTAGTCCAAGACAGTATAGACTTTTCAGTATCATCATCGCAAGACCCTACAGAAGTTACAATCTTCCAAACAGCAGGAAATAATCCTGTTAGTTATTTGTTGAAAAAAAGCAGACAAGCAATCTCAGCTACAATCAACTCTACTGCACTTACATTTACAAATCCGGTGCAATTTGATACTAGGGTTATAACTGCAGATAGTATTGTCGGCATATTAGACGCAGTAGACAGTGATGGAAATAACTGGTACGAAGTTGACTACTTAGCTCAAGATACCATTTACACGGGTGTTAAGAACACAAACCCTAACGATCCTAACAGGTCTTCTGATAATGCAGATACACCTTATATTCTACAACTAGAGCAAGTACAGAGAAGATTTGCAACAAGATTTCTAGATTCAGGATCACTACAGCTGCAATTTGGAGCAGGAACCGCTGCAGATACAGATGAAAATATAGTACCGAATGCCAATAACGTAGGACTAGGTTTACCTTTTGAACAATCAAAACTAACAACTGCCTACTCACCTACTAATTTTATTTTTACTAAGACTTATGGGATTGCTCCTTCAAACACAACCATTACAGTAAGGTATTTGACAGGAGGCGGTGTTGCTGCTAACGTACCCTCAAACGACTTGACAGTAGTTACTGGGGATATAAACTTCTTAAACTCAAACCTGAATGCTGCTACTGCTAACATTTATAGAGCTTCTTTGGCGGTTAATAATCCAAACGCTGCAGTTGGCGGACAGGACGGAGATAGTATTGAAGAGATAAGACAAAATACAATCTCTAATTATCAGACACAGCTACGTAACGTAACTCAAGATGACTACTTAGTAAGAGCATTGTCGATGCCCGCTAAGTATGGAGTTATCGCTAAGGCATACATAGAGAAAACTAAAGTTGCTAACTTAGGTATCGGAGAAACACCAAGTACTTTAGACCTGTATGTATTAACTTATAACCGAAATAAACACCTTGTAACTGCATCAAACGCACTAAAACAAAATCTAAATACATATCTATCACAGTATAGGGTGATTGGAGATTCTGTAAGAGTGAAGGATGCTTTTGTTATTAATATCGGTGTCAATTTTGAAATTGTAGTTGCTCCTAACTATAACAGTAACGAAGTTATACTTGCAGCTATTACAGCAGTTAGGGAGTACTTCAACATAAACAACTGGCAAATTAACCAACCAATACTACTTAAAAACTTGAACCTACTTATAGATAATGTAGACGGAGTTCAAACAGTTAAGAACGTTGAGATCGTTAATCTATCAGGAACAGCTTTAGGATATTCAAACTATTCTTACGATACATTAGGTGCAACAATTGACAACGTTGTATATCCTTCTATCGACCCTATGATATTTGAAGTTAAATATCCAGAGGTTGATATCAAAGGTAGAGTAGTTTCTCTTTAATTCCTATTTATAACAAATGGCAGTATATAAAATCTTCCCGGAGAAAGACGCTACTTTATATAGTGAATACCCAAATATGAATACGGGTATCGACGAAATCATTGAAGCAACCACCGGAACTGCTATTGACGGAGGAAATCCAACAGTAAGTAGGTTTCTAGTACAATTCGATCAATCACAGATTGTAGATGTAATCGCTAACAAAGCTACAGGGACTCTTGCAGCTTACCTACGGGTTTTTGTAGCAAAAGTAGAAGGAGTAAGTCAAGAAGTAACCCTGTATAGTCACGCAGTTTCTGGATCATGGCAAAATGGAACAGGTAAGTATGCAGACTCTCCCGCTACAGAAAACGGAGTAAGTTGGAACTCTAGAATAACTTCTGGCTCAGGAAATTGGCTAACAGCAGGTTTCGGAACAACAGGAGCTACTGCTTCTTTTTCTGCTTCTAACCCCGGAGGAGGAAACTGGTATACGAGTTCAACCTACATACAAAGCGCTTCTTACGAATACAGAAGTGAGTTTGATATTTTATTAAATACAACCAACACAGTACTAGCTTGGTATAGCGGATCTATTGCAAATAACGGATTCCTCATCAAACAAGATAGTGCTGCAGAATTCTCTACAGACCTAACTAAAAGAGCAGAGTTTAAATACTTCTCAGTAGACACCAATACAATATACCCACCTCAATTAGAAATTAGGTGGAACGACTTTTTGTACAATACAGGATCTTCCGCTCAAACAGTAGTAACAGATCCGGATGTGATCGTTACGTTAGCAAACAATTCAGGAGTATACTACTCAGAGTCAATACAGAGATTTAGGTTAAACGTAAGACCTCAATTCCCTCCTAGAGTATTTTCAACAAGCTCTTTTTACACTACAAATTACTACCTACCAACATCTTCGTACTGGTGTATAAAAGATTTAGATACAAATGAAGTTGTAATTGACTTCGATAGTACTTATACTAAGATAAGCGCCGACTCTACAAGTAACTATTTCGATGTTTATATGAATGGTTTAGAACCCGAAAGATATTATCAAATATTAATTAAGACTATTATAGATGGGTCTACTAGAGTGTTGGATGAGAAATATTACTTTAAAGTTGTAAATGGATAATGAGTTCAATAGTAGATCTATCTAAACAAGTATTCGAAAAACAACAATACACACAAGTTGTGAACACCTCCTTTACACAACTAACAGTAGGGGGAGTAGCTGCAACAGGATCAACATCCACAACAACTCCATCAGTTCAAGAATTTTTTGATACTTATGGACAGGTATTCTACAATATTCCTAAAACAGGAGAAACCAACTCCCATCAATATTTAGTGAATCAAAGTAGTGCGTACATAGGAGGAGAGGGAACAAACGAAGAGGTAACAGCGTTGTTAGCAGAGGTTACGGCCTTACGTGAAGAAAATTTACAGCTGCAACAGCAATTATTAGATATACAAGCACCTAATGGATAAGCAGATATACATAGAAGACGTACCCTCAATCGAGCTAGGTGGACAGACTTATACAACGTCTGATGATTCTCTTATTGCTTCTTTTAGGGCAGATATTACCTTTAACCCTGCAGTAGACTACGTTGAGTATTTTATTTACAATGCTAATAAGCAAATAATTGATTCTGTTGAAAGACTAGGAAGCTTTGCTATATACGGAGAAGATTTAAGCATTTCCCCAGAACAGGATTTAGAAAGTAGAGCTTATACAGAGGGAAAATACTATACAGCGTATAACTTCTTAAGACCCCTACTATCTTCTAGTATACTAGAGACCTACTACATTTCTGAGATATCTACTGATAGAACCGAGATTAGACTTGCTAGCACAGATATCTTAAATGGAGACATAGTAGAGTCTGCAATAGCATTAAAAGCGTTAATAGACACTACGCCCTACCAAAGAGATTTCAATTTAAACTTCGGAGCTAACAATTTAATCATCGCTAACAACATACTACTGGATCAAACAAACCCAGAAAGTACAACAGTATTGATTAAGTTATATGAACCGCTTCCAGAGCAATTTGGAATTCAATCTAAGTGCTGGGCAGTAGAGAAGATAGCAGAATCCAAAGCATATCTAATTACTATACAGGTAGCATATGCCCCGGAAGACACTACAATCAGACTTAAAGGACCTAATGTTAACTTAAAACAAACATCAGAAACAAACAAGTCAACAGAGTATCAGACAACAACAGGGCTAAAGAGTACAAATAACAATAACTTAAAATACCAGTTAAACAGTGTTTTAGCAGAGACTGGGGTTGAATTAAACATAGATTATAGTGATTTTGGAAATTTCGTATTTTTCTCAAGCGCTCAAACTAGATTAGAAAACTTCTACTACAAGTTAGGACTTATTGAAGAATACACAGTTAGTGCAAGTTATGGAACAGGTAGTATTAACTATTATAATTCATCAAGCGCTGATTATTGGAATAATAAAATAAACGAAATCGTAACTAACTTTGATGGCTACGAATACTACCTATACTTTGAATCAAGCAGTACAGCATGGCCAAAATCTAACAATACACCGCCATACGTAAACGTACCGTCAACCTCCTCAATAGGAACCACCTGGTTAACCACACAGCTTACAGTTGCTCAAACATACGACGAAAACAATAAGGACGGTTTAGTAGAGACTATCCCCACTTACCTTAAAGAAGACTCCGCTAACGCAAACTTCGAACTATTCGTCGAAATGGTAGGTCAACACTTTGACAGTATTTGGGTATATACTCAAGCAGTCACTGAAAAATATAATTCAGATAATAGAGTTGAATCAGGATTGTCAAAAGATCTAATTGGAACAGCTTTAAAAGATTTCGGTATAAAACTCTACCAGAACAACTTTACATCCGACAACTTATACAACACCTACCTCGGATACACTCCATCAGGTAGCTTACTGCCATACACAGGGCAGGAGTTAATCACAAACTACGTAACAGCCTCTGCAACTAGTTCTTTAATCCCTATTGATAACCTATCTTCTGAGGTATACAAACGTCTATATCACAACTTACCTTACCTGCTTAAGAAAAAAGGAACAGTTGAAGGATTAAATACTTTAATTACGACTTTCGGTATTCCCGATACTGTTTTAAGAGTTTACGAATACGGCGGTAAAGATCAAAACACAAATACTTTTGATCAATGGCAACAACAGTACGACCTTGCTTTCTTTAACACAGGGTCTTCCTACGTTACCTCTTCCTTTCAGTTAAATTCAAGTTGGGGAGCAACAAGCAACAGGCCTTCCGCTGTTGAGTTTAAATTTAGAACTCAAGGTATTCCTGCTGCAACTCACTACTCACAGAGCTTGTGGTCAACCAATAACGGAGTTGTAGCGCTACTAAAATACACAGGTTCTGCTTACAGTTCCGGTTCTTATTCAGGATCAGTTGTCAACCCCTATAATCAATATGGAGTTTTAGAGTTCTACCCTAGCTCCTCAAATAGTACAACAACTGCAAGCATCTACTTGCCGTTCTTTGATGGAGGTTGGTGGTCTATTTTAGTAAACAAAAACTCAAGCACAGACTTTACAGTTTATGCTAAGAATAGTTTATATAACGGAAACGATGGAAATACTTTAGGGTTTCAAGCAAGCTCATCAGTATCTTTAGTGAATCCTTGGACTACTGCAACAGAAGCTTATTTAGGTAGATCTTCCATATCCTCAAAAGTATTCTCAGGATCTTTACAAGAATTAAGATACTACACACAACCTATCTCAGAAAGTACTTTTGATGCTTATGTAATGAACCCTGGTTCTATAGAGCAGAGTGAATTCTTAGCTTTTAGAGCAGCACTAGGAGGAGAGTTGTATACTGCATCTATTTCTACTCACCCAAAGATTACTGGTAGTCAAGTAACAACTGCTTCTTTTGTTACAACTAGTACTTTCTTTGTAACCGGATCAGCTACATACATACCTAACGTATCTACAGTATTCTACGACCAACCCGCAGTAGGTATTAAAAATGCAGTCTCAGATAAGATTAGGGTAGAGACAACCAACGTTTATGGAACAACTTTATCTGCACTAAATACTCTACAGCAAAACAGCATTGCAAGTAGCAGTTATACTAGAGATGTAAACTATGTAGAAGTTGGTTTCTCTCCACAGAACGAAATTAACGAAGATATTAATTCACAGTTGGGTTATTTTAACATTGGAGAATACATCGGAGACCCTAGAGAAATTTCATCACCGAGTTATAAGTATCCTGCTTTAGAAGATCTAAGTTTAGACTACTTTAAAAAATACACAGCATCTTACAACTACACAGACTACCTTAGATTAATTAAGTTTTTTGATAATTCACTATTTAAGTTAATAAAAGACTTTATTCCTGCAAGAACTGCAGCTGCAACCGGTGCAATCGTTAAGCAACATTTGTTAGAGAGAAACAGACAAAGACCCGCTCAAGTCGATTACACTCAACCAGAATACACAGGGTCAGTTACATCTCTAGCAAGAGATTATCAAACAGGGTCTATAGAGGTTTTCACAGGAGGTCCTGGAGGATCAGTTAACGCTTTAACCGCTACATCACAATCATGGACTTCCTCTATCTTGACTAAGGCAGGAGTTGTGACTGAATTAGAATCTTCACAATACGAATTTTATAACGGTGAATATTCTGGATCCACTATAGATGCAGTTAGAGGTAATTTGCAGGATAACCCTCTGCTCGGAGCAGCTTATAGAGTAAGCATCCCAGACCTACAGAATTTAAACGTCAGCAGTAATACAGTAGTAACAGGATCAGGGGGTGATTTGCAGCTAACCATTCCGTTTAATATACAGAACAGAGCAATTGATGCGTACAGTACAAGCACCTACCAATATAAACCAGCATACAGCGTACAATCTGACATCAGGGTTTATATAACTGCATCAGTAACCGGATCAGGAGGAGGTGCTCTACAAACGCTATACCTTGGACTTAGAGAAGATAATAAGTTAATTGGATTCACTGCAATAACAACAATCCCAGGAGGTACGTTCTCAGGGCAGATACAACAGACCCTGACAGTATCTAATACGTATATAAAATCAGGATCTACCTATATTGCAACATTGGAAGAAGGTGGAGCAGGAGGATTTACACCCCTGACAGCTTCTTTTAATTCAGCAACAACATGGACAATTACAGTAGATAACTTATATGCACAATCGACCTATTACTTAGATCCTACAGTTTATGCACAGCAGAACTTCCCTGGAAATTTAAATAGGTTTAGCGACTACAACGCTATTTTTAATAACGTCTATTCAAATAGAGTATCAAATGTATTCTACGATGTTGATTATACACAAAATGCACTGAATCCTACAAACTTTGCACCTATTGTAAGTCAATCTGCTATCTATGCACAGGTTCAAGATTCTAATTACATTACCGGAAGTGCATGGAATAAGGCAAGATACGAAGGAACTAAACTAACTAGCGCAACTTACAATACCTATACAGCTGGAGATATATCCTACGGAAAAACCGCTGCAGTAGATCAGTACGTAGACTACTTCTTATACTTTAGTAACATCACCGAACAAACACCAGACTTAAGTCTCATTCCTTACGGAGGTAATGTTAGAGGAGTTGCATTAATCAGTATTAATGGAGATGTAATATCACTAACTCCAGACAACCGAAATATAGGATTAATCAGACAAGTGTTCGGAGTATTTGATACAGTGAAGGCAATATTCCCCACCCAGTACTTAGGTACGGATGTAAGCACTCTAGACTTAACCGTAATTATCGCAGGCGGAATCCAAAACTACCTAGAAACTTTTGACGTACTTACAAGCACACCAGATGAGACAAATATTTTCTTAGGAGTCCCTACCGGAGGTGCAGCTCCCTCTATATCAAACTTAAACACTCCCATCTTCTCAGATTCTGCAGGGTACTTAATACCGGCTAACTTTAACGTGAACTACTTAGGGAAGATTTCTGATATTGCAAAACAAGCAGGATATCCAATAAATTAAAAACTTAAATTAGACACATATTTATAATAAATCATGGGATACTTAAATAATACCGCAGTCACAGTTGATGCAATCCTAACCGCAAAAGGGAGAGAACTACTTGCCCGCGGTGACGGTTCTTTTAGAATTACACAATTTGCATTGTCAGACGACGAAATCGACTATACTCTGTACAATCCAAACCAACCTTCAGGTTCAGCTTTCTACGGTGAAGCTATCGAAAATATGCCACTACTTGAAGCATTTCCTGACGAGACTCAAATTATGAAGTATAAGCTTGTAACTCTTCCTAGAGGTACAGCTAGAATGCCAGTATTGGATATTGGGTACTCTTCAATCATTATCAAGCAAGGTGCAGGTTTAGCAATCACACCTCAGACTCTAAACTACCTTTCTCAAACTGCTCTTTACGAGTCTTCCGGGTATACATTTACAATCTCAGACGTTAGACTATTCTCTACATTTAACGGTGTAGGAATCAACACACCGGACGTTACCGCACTTAACCAAACAACTACTATCGGTACTAATGTATCTAAAACAGTAATTGGAACTACATTAAACTTAAGTGCAACAACAATTAATACTTTGTTCGGTACAAACACTACGCTATCTGCTACACTGCAGGTAGTAGGTAGAGATTCAGGAGCAAGATTACAAATCCCCGTAACCGTTACTAAAACAACCTAATATATAGACAATGTCATTTAAAAGATTAGATCCAGAAGATTTTCTAGTAAGTGTTGACTCAGTAACAGCTACTGCCTGGTCTACTAATAGCCCCACCTTAACTACATTCTTTACTTCATCTGTAGCCTCCACTAACGATAGCTACTACAAGAATGTATATCAACTAGCAACTGGAGCCTCTGGTTCTGCAGTACAGTTTGCTATCGCATACGGTAACTTGAATGGATCTGGAAGTGCTCTTTACAGCACAGTAACAGGTTCATCACCTACAAGAACAGTTTATGGACAGTATAGAAACTTAGTGTATGGAAGTGAAACTGCTCAATTTATTTTTGGAAATGTAACAGCTTCTGACTTCTGGGCAATTTCTGTAGACAGAGCTAGATACAAAGAACACTTACTAAAAGGAACCTTCAACATAACCTTATCAGGATCCGGTATTGGCTTATTAAAATTGACAGACGATTCTGGAATGGTATCAACAGACACCTATCTTGACTGTGGAAGAGTTTATAACATTATCTCAGGTTCCAATGGAGTAGCTTTCTCCGGAACAGGATATTCTCCTTCTTCAGGATCTTACGGCCTATTCCTACCAGATATTGCTACAATCATTTTAAACCCGTTAGCATTATCTCAATCAATTAACCTGTCTCCTTCAAGATCTTTTAACATCGACGGACAGAACATTAGCAGATTGTTTACATCAATCTCAGGAGCTGCTTCCTTCCAAGTTAATAGCGAAGAAACAGTTACTTCTGATTATGTATTCGTTAGAGCTAGAAACAGTGAATTTAACTACTCAGAGAATCCTTCATTTATTTCAGGTTCAACCGGAGATGTTATTTACAGTACGTTCATTAATTCTCCACAGACTTATATGACTACTGTAGGATTTTACAACGATACTAACGAACTACTTGCAGTAGCTAAATTATCAAAACCTCTTGTTAAAGATTTTACCAAAGAAGCTCTAGTAAGAGTTAAGCTTGATTTCTAAAATGAATGACTGCGTTCAAACAACTACTAGCATCCGACATAATAGTCACTCCATTTGAAGTGAATAAAGCCTTCCGGTTTACCGGTTCGGCTGCTTTAACTGGATCTACTGTTGGCATTGATAGATTACTAGGACAAAACATTCAAGGACTTTTTAATTTAAGTGAAGCTACTACAGGTACTGTAGGTATAGAATATAGACGGTTAGTTTATAATTCAATAAAAGAGCTTTACTATTCTAACTACTTAAGTTCAAGCTATGGAGATCCAGTATCAGTACCCTATGAATTTTTAGGATCTGATACACAGGGTAATGTATTAATCGGTTCCGCAAGCTCTGCAGGCAGGTATGAGAACTACCTACAGACAACCTTGACATACCCACGGTACTTTCCTACAGCTTCAAACGCAATCATAGGAGTAATATCGATACCTTCTAAACTATACGGAGATAAAATACAACCCGGATCGTTCAACATAACTTCAGATTCTGGAAGTATCGTCGATGATAGTAACGGAAACCTATTAACAGAAGGCG